TCAATCGGTTCATCCTTATTTTCAAAATAAGCATTAGGCATATAAACTTTGATTTGTGGAGGAGGTAATACCTGACCGCTAAATGAAAATGTTAATGAAGCTGGTATATAACCTAATTCAATGAATGCAGTCTGATTTGATGAAAGCGAACTTTTTTCAAAATCAAGAACTATACTTGATGAAAAGTCATCGGTAGTAGTATATGTTGCGTTTCCACCAAAACCTTCATACCATAAAGGGCCAAATTTAGATACAAAAGTAATAACTGCTGTTGGTTTTTGGTATACAGTACCATCACTATAATCCATAAAATAAAACGCTATTTGTGCGTATAAATCAAAAGTAACACCACCAGAAGTATACTGGCCAATCAAAAAAAAATTTGTGTTTAAAGCTCCATTATAATTTATAGCAGTAAACATTTTAAGTGTTCTAGTCTCACCCATATAACTAACAGTTGCTAGATTAGGAAAATTTGTATCAACCTCTGGCACTGGTGGACAGCAAACCACATTTTCTAATTCTGCTGCGCCTGGATGCCAGCAAGTGAGTGCCGGATAAGTGTAAACAGGAAAGTAAACATAGAACAAAGTGCCACTGGCAGTGGTTGCAAAATCCACTGGGCTTGTCTGCGCCTCTGCATCTGCTAGGGTTGTATAAATTTTGATTACTGAACTTGATATCCTGAGATAATAAATCGTCTGCACTTCCACTTCAACAGGTAGATCCAAAACATACTTGGTAAAAAACACCTGATAAATAGTGCCTGCTGTAATAGTTACCCCAGATATGGTCAGGGCATTGGTGCTGGCATTAATAGCGGTGCATGATGCGACTGGGATTCCTGCGTGACCAGTTGAGAATTGCATTATGCACCTTCCAGTGCCACTACTCTAGCTGTTAGGGCTGTGATGCTGTCTAACATGGCTTGAATGTCTACTGCTGTATATGTCAAACCAGTTCCACCACTGTTCACCTTTACAAATTTTCCACCATGACCTGTGGTTGAAGGGAAATCTGTAAGGGCTGTTAGCTGTAAAGTTCTGTAACCCTTGACCCCTGCTGATGTGGTTCCATACACCCGATTATTCCCTGGGCTTGTTTCATCATTTAGTAAACTTAGTGCAACATAGGCAGGGTCGTTTGGATTACCACCGCCTGACAAGCTTTTTGTTGTGGTGATGTTGTTTGCTGAGAAGGTAACGGATGCGCTACCAGATCCTACAGTTAGAACCTTGTAGGCATTGCTGCCGTAAACTGATGGGGTATCAGATAGAGCAATAAAGGTGGTATATTCAGCATCGACTATAGGGCCAAATTCCAGCCCAGTTGCTGCATCATTAACCTTTACCACTCTGCCCTGATTAGCGGTGTAGGATTTTGCCGTGACATCACTGAGCGCAAGAAAATTTCTTATTACTGCGTTATCGTAATCAGCACCTGAAAAAGTAACTGTGCTTAGGGTTAAACCTTCTGGACCACATTGCACATCAGTTACCACATCGATCACTGCAGAACCACCACCAGAACTTGCACTGCTAACAGGTGGCAGACCTATCAGCACCCTTGGCTGTTCAGATCCGTTGTAGTCAAAAATGGTGCCTAGATAGAATCCTTTGCCTATGCTGGGTGCTGCCTGATCAGATGCAAGCTTTGGTGTGAAAGTCGTGCAGGTAATCCCACCTGTCACGATCCCATCACTATTATTTTTGCCCCATTGCATTAGTCCATTTGCATCCACACCTGAGTTGATCGGATAACAGGTTACAGCACCACCAATGATCCAAGCTTTGACTGTGGCATCATAGGTGCAAGTTACTGTGGCTGGAACATAAGCCCAAATAAATGCAGGTGCATGATCTAAGGGGATGGAATCATCAATTTCTGAATTGAAGGTGCCATCCTTGGACTTTTTCAAAAGTCTTAATAATGACTTAGCTGTTTCAAATTCAAAAGCTACTGGATCTGGCATTAGAAAAATCCTAGTCCTGGTAAAGCTGCAAAGTTAAGGGTGCCGTAAACATCGGAACTAGAAAAAACTATATAGCTATTAGCTGCATTCGCTGCAGCTTTTTTCCCTGCTCCATTAAGTCGAACTGGCTGAGTTATTTTAACCCCACCCTCAAAAATAGGTGCGCGCTCGTTATCATCCTTCTTGATCCGATATCCCATATCTAAAAGATACATATCCCACCCAATAACCGTGGTGTTATCAATCGGGCTAACACTGGTGTTAATCTCGATTTCATAAGTTAAGCGCCAGTATTGAAAGCTGCCCTCTAACAATAGTTCCGTGTTGATGTTCTTAATCTTTCCAGTCTTAGCTGGGATCGATAACACACAACCAGTGCCTGTGGTAAAAGTCACACTACTGCTGTTTACCTTGCCAATGTAGACTGCTAAATCATAGGAATTAATCGAGCTTACATTGCACCCAATGCTAAACACTGGCCTGAATCGTTCCACTGTAATAGGTGGCACAAAGGGATCGCCTGCACTGTTGTTAATTTCTGGGACTATGTAAGGAAAACTAACAAAGTTTACTTTAAAATCGGGTGGTCTTAAGGTGGGTTCTGCTTCACGATCTGCAGGTTTTTGCCCTGCCTGTTGTGTTTCTACTGCGGGTGGTGGGGTGCTTCCACTGGGTGATGATGAAGCTGCATCTGGGTTGCTGCTGTACTCTATGGTGACTTTCCAAGTCTGTGGATCATCCTGTTCGGGTGAGATGTTTACAGACTGGGCATAGCTGTCATCATCCCCAGGGAAAAGATCCCCAATCTGAGGGCAACTACCATGGGCATAAATTGCATCATAGATACTAATATCAGTCTGTTCTAGGGTGTCGGTGTGAACAATAAAGGATCGCGAAAAAGTATTCTGGTAGCTCTTATCCAGAGTTCCTTTTCTCTCCTGCCATAGCTCCTCAAAGATATCAATTGCCATGGTTATTTCCTTATGGGTTCACTGCAACAGCAATGGCTTGGGGTCTTGGCATTAGTCCTGGTAAATTTTGGATAGCTGTGGCAATTTCTTGCGCTGCAATAAGTTGCTGTTGCTCGATCTCAGCAGCAGCTTCCATCAGTTGTCTGATTTCTTCTTGGACATTCTTGGCTTTGCCCATCTCATCCACACGGACTTGGAATTCTGCAGCCGATCCAGCCTGCACTGCGGATGCAAACTGCTGAGGACCGCCTAGGCCAGTGGCATCTTTTAGCTTCTTAATAGCATTGGCAGAACCAAGCGCAAAAGCCATGGCACCTTCTCTGGTTCCATCTAACATGCCCCTAAGTTTTGCTAGTTCATCTTCATACTGTTGCAGGGGTGTAATGTTGTCGGCAAAAAATTTCTTCCACCCTGGTTCTTCTATGCGTAATGGCTTTTTAACTTCATCAGCTAATTGTTGCCACTGCTTATCAAAGTCTGCAAGTTCCATTGCAGCTAATTGGGCTTCCTCTTCAATTGCACTTAGCCAAGTTCCACCCCCACCAGATGCAGGTTGTAACATATCATTCATGTTTGCCCCTGCTCCAAAATCTCCACCAATTCCACTGCTAGTTGTATCAACTAAATTTTGGGCATTCTGCGCTGCAAGATCAAAAGCCCCTGCAAGGTTATTTGCAGCATCGGTTGCTGCCAATGTATTATTTCCGATTGTGGTTACACCATTAGCTGCATCTGTTAAACCTAATCCCCAATTTACAGTTGCTGCCCCTGCATCAGATATTGGATTAAGTATGTTGTCCTGAATAGCCTGTGCCCAGGTGTTGCCCTTCTTTAAAACAGTTCCACCAACCTTTATGAAATCCACTGTGAATCCAATGATCGTTGAAAGCGCATCAATCATCGGCTTAAGATCTTCTAGCATTTGTGATGCTGCGTTTTTAACTGACTGCAACATTTCATCAATCGTCATTTTTTCAGTGAATATTACCCACTCATCAATAACACCAGCTAAATTATCCATCACCATCCCAGTGGTGGTGGAAACAAATGCGCCTATCTTTTGTAATAGTGGTTCTAGATCATCAGCCTTTTTGAAGACTGAATCAAAGAAGTTTGTAACGGAATCACCAAGGTTGACTAATCCAAAACCCTCTAGAAGACTGGTGCCAAGCTTTTGCATCAGGACTTCAATATTATTGGTAACCCTGCTCCAGACTCCTGAAAAACTATTGGCAGATTCCTGTGCTGCTGCTGCCATGTTTGGCATTGCTGCTGCATCTTGTAAACCCACCGCTGCATCCGTGACAGATATCAGCCCTGCAGCTACTCTGCGTTTTAATTCATCAACACTGATTCCCATCCTGCTTGCCATGGCTTCAAAGATCGGGATACCCTCTTCTGCCAACTTGCCCAGGGCAGACATAGTTGCCACACCCTCACTAGCCATATCAGCAAGTTTGTCTGTGATCAGGGCTACAATCTTTTCGGGATTTCCTAGGGCTACACCCAGTCGGTTAAAGTCCTTGATTAATCCAGTAACTACATCGGGTCGGAATTTCATTTGGCTTAATCGGGTAGCAGCTTCACCCAGTGCATTAAAGCTGGCACTTGGGCCAGTGGTCATAATTTGCTGAAGTCCTTTGGCTATCCCTTTAAATCCGGTGAGTGCTTTAAGTCGGTTATCTAATTCTTGGAACTTACTTCCAGAATCAATAACCTTGGCCCCTAGATCAATCACAGAGGATGTGATTTTAGTTACCAGATTCAAAGCACCATCAAAGATCTTGCTGAATGCGGATGTGAAGAATCCTATCCCTAGCATGTCGGTGATTTTCATACCACCTTTAGCTTTTTTCTCTTCTGGTGGTTTTCTAATTCCTAATTTTATTTCAGTGTCATGCAGTTTCTTTTCAGCCTTTTCCAATGCCGATAATTCCCTGGCTAACTTAGCAGCACTACCATCAGCAATCATCATCTGCCGAGATTGCATATCCAGTTTCTTATTAAGTATGTCTGTTTCTGCAGACATCTTCTTTGCATTGGTGACATAGGCAGCCGTGTTTTTATTCTCTGGAATCGGTGGTGGCTTGATCGGTAGTGGTGGGGGAATTCCCCTGGCCTTATTCTCTGCAGCAATTAACTTCTGTTCGATCTGCTCCAACCTGACCATTTCATCATGAAGCTTTTTAGTAGCCCCTGAATCAATGTTCATTTGTCGTGCTTGCAGTTCCAAAGCCTTGGTTGCTAGATCTGTTTTAGACTTTAGGTTGATTTGTTCCTGGACAAACTCAGGTGTGTTGGTATCCACCTTGGGTGGTTCTACCACTGCGGGTGGTTCGATAATTGGAACTGGCTGATTTATACCCTTTACTTTATCTTCAGCTAATGCCAGGGCTTTTTCCTGTTCCTCTAATTTCACTAACTCATTATGAAGGGCTTTGGTTGCCCCAGTATCCAACATCATCTGTCGTGCTTGAATCTCAAGCTTTCTAGCATTGATGTCTAATTCTGCATTCAATGTTTTGGTGCTAGCTGCATAGCCTATAGCCTGATCATCCACAGCCATCATGGATGCAACCACATTCTTATTTTCTAATGCTAATAGCTTTTGCTTCTGGGTGTTCAACTCGATCAACAGCGTATTATTCTTGAATGCTGCATCAGTCTTCATCAGATTGTTTTCAAGCTCTTTATAGCCTGTCTGAAGTTTAGCAGTCTGGAATTGAAGTTCGTTTTCATCCTTCATCAACAACAGGGTTGCGCCATCTAATAGCACCATCTGATCCACTGCCAGCTTAGCTGCTGCAGAGGTCTGTTTAAACATGGTCGCATTGATGGAACCTGATGCTGCTGCCTGTTGGAGCTGCTCGAGCGATAGCGTTACCTTTTCCGTTGCGGTGGTAACCTTATTGGCATCCATAGCTGCAGCTACACTGCTACTACCAAAGGCTTGAACTTTTGTGGATGCTGTGTCTAGGGAAGATGTGAAGCCTGAAAGATCTGCTGTAACACTTAGACTGGCTCTTCCTAGAGATGTATCTGCCATGTCTATTTCCTTTTCTTAGTAACTAACCCACCTAACATTGCTGCTAACTGTGCTGGGGTTTGTTTTTGCTCTGCTCTCTCACCTAACCAATCAGGGATAAAATCAGATAGCTTGTGTTTGCTGGTTGATGTGCATGCCACTTGGGTATGCTGAACACTCCCAGCTAAGAAATCTAATCGGGCATCCCCTATGGGTTCGATCTTGGCAAATGCGACCCACTCCATGAATTCAGAGTGGCTCATATCCTGCTCGATCTCGGACACCATCTTTTTTAAATGACCAGCCAATCTAAATAAAAATAATCTAGATGGGCTTTCCCTTAGTTTTTTTCCGCATCCTCTACTGCACCTGCTCCAATGCGATTGATTTTCAAGATCGCATCAAAGATCTTCTCTAAGATCGTTGCAGGTAACACATTTACTTCTGCTATATCGGCTTCTGTGAATAGCGGTTTTCCTAATTCATCGCAGCACCCCTTGATTAACATCCTTGCTCTAAGGTTGTCAGGGGTTTTACCCTTAGTTCGTGCTGAATTGAATTCGTTATCTATGCTGTCTCGTTCACCAACTGTCAGACTTCTGACCCAAACAGATCCTTCCCACTCGGGCACCAAAACTTCCTGCCTAGGCAGATTGTCTTTTTTTGCAAGGATCTGTGATCTTGATAAAGCCATGAATAAACTCCCTTAGTCTGGGTAGCAAATACCCGAGACTTTAACAGTGAAAGTACACTTGATAAGTTCATCACCAACAGCAATGGAACTAATACCCCTGCTGGTAATAAATCCATTAACAGTAACTGAAAAAGATATGGGTGCAGGAATTGCAATTACAAAAGCTGATTCCGTTCTGGCTACTGCGATTGCATTTAATGCTGCAAAATTCGCAGAGGTCAGATTGCATTCAAAGCTCATTTCACCTGCATCCTCTAATCCAGCTATGAATTCATGAGCTTGATTAGATGTGCTTAAGTTAGTCACCTGAATCGAACCAATTTTGCTAACTGGTGGAGTGATCGAAATCACTTCAGCAACAGCAGAACCAGCAGTAAGGGTAACACCATAAGTAGATTGAACAGCCATAGTTTTAGCCTCCAAAAAAGTCGGTTACAGTTTCAGTAAATAAGACCACCACATCAATCGTTGCTCGGTGGATCCCAGTATCCTTTGCAGATTCCAGATCCCACCCCACATCCTCAGAATCTAATCTGGACTGATGGATGTAAGTGGTGTTCCAGTTCCCCTGAAACCCATCTACCCTTAGTCTAATTGATTCCACTATCGATTCGCAAACTGTACGGCTTGCAGCGAAAATGTCACAGGTGATCCTTGCAGTGCATACCCCTGTTGCCCCACGCAAAGTCAATTGCCGATCTACAGAAGTTTTTTCATACACCAAAAGTGGGAGTATTGCATTTTGAGGGCTGGCATCTGGATAGATCCTAGTTCCTAGCAGTGCTGTGATGGATCCTTCACCTGTCAGGTATGAATAGAAATCGGATTCAATCATTTCTTTACCCCTATTTTAGAGATAATTTCAGCCATCTTTTCTGAGAATCTGTTGAATATCTGTGACCCAGCAGCAGCAAGTGCAGTCTTCATGAATGGTTTTGCCGTTGCTCCAGGATGCTGCCAGCTTTTAAATCTCCCAGGCATAACTGGACCCACAAAGCTTTTCTGTTTTTCTTTGCGCCTTGGTGAAATTGTGTGGGGTGCTGCCCCTCTTTCTACTAAGTGAGCATATCTGAATGGCTCAATTTTAAGACCGTTTTTTAATGTGATCGATGTACTAAACTTTGGTCCTACCAGTCCTAATATTTTCTTTTTACTTCCCCTGCCAAACTTTTTAGCCTTAACTGCAATTGATTTTCTTAGTAGTCCAGTTCTACCAGACTTGTTTTTGTTGCTTCTTTGTTTGGGTGCATTTGCCCTGACTTGCTTTTGCAAGGGCTGCAAGGCATAGCGCATGGCTGACACCAGCTTGCCATCACTCTTCCCACCCGTTAAATCTTTAAAGGTTTGCAATAGGGCATCTAGACCCTCTATTGAAACCTTGCCTTTCTTAATCAAAAGTGATTTATCTAGTTTGCTCATTAGCTCACCACCTCAACACAGTCCACCTGCAAAGTATGGTTGCCCTCATCCACATTAATGATGGATGCAATATCAAAGATTCGCGCATCCATTTTAATCCGGTGCCCATGCTCCAAACCATCAAACCATCTCAGGGTAATTCGGTGGGATAGTTCTGGCCGTACTGATTTTGCAAAGAATCCTTCTCTTGAAGTTAGTGGCATTACACCTGCCCAGCGTGTTTGAGTGGTTTTCCAAGTGTTCACAGGCTGACCCATGGCATCACTTGTAGATGTTGATTGCTGAATCTCCACCCTATACTGCAATAGTCCTGGGCGCATTAGTGGTAGATCCCTGAGGTGTACTGTTGGATGATAGATTCCACAGCCATAGGAACTTCTTTAAGGTCACCATCTGTGACCGCTGATCGGTTTTCATAGAGATGGGCCACATAGAACAACATCCCAGATTTCAGCAATTTAGGCACCATGCTTGGGGTGCTGTAGCCAGTGGTGTAACTTACCTGCACAGCATTCAGCACTTCTGCGGTTGCTGGCCATGACTGACCAAAGGCAGGGGTGATTCTAGCTGGATTACTTACTAAGTCTTCTATCCAGTCATCCATATATTGTTGATTGTTTTCTGAGTCTGCGTAGCTGATATCTTCTACTGATTGGACTGGGCCTCTTGGCAGATAAACAATGTCATCGAAAGAATCCAAAGCCAGTAGGAGTTCTTGACTGGCTATGGATATTTCGCACTGCGATTCAAAGTACATCCTTGCACTTGTGATGCAGCTAGATAAAAGCGCATCATCATAATTGCCATCAACTCTTAGATGGTTTTTTACCTCTTGCAGTGTCAGAGGTTCGGTTGTCGGTGGTGTCACTACCTGAATTCTGCCCTTGATTTCCATGATCTCTTACCTCAGGTATGACTTTGGAACTGGCCTTTTCTTTAGCTGCTGGTGTGGCAGGAGTGGCATAACCAATCCTGCACCATTCAGCACCTACATCGTCAGGCACATCTATGATTAGGCCAGCGTTGGTGTCTTCCCAAGCACTGGCCACACTGATTATCATTTTTATTTTCATTAGCTTGCTGCCATTAATAGGGACCAGATTGGGTTATAGGTGGTCGTGTTCCCAGTAAGGACACAACCATCAAACCTACTGAACGCTACCCATCCAATTTGAGCAAGTGCTGCATAGGTTTCATTTTGGCGAACCAAAGTTAAACCACCAGAACCTACTACAGTTCGGACCGTATAAGCTGACAAGTCACCAAAGATGATAGGCTTGGTTCCAGCAGCAGCAGATGCCATGTTGTTGTTAAGAACAACAGGATATCCAAGGATGGTAGGAAGTCGGCCAGAGGCATCAACATAATTGGAAACCAAGATAGGACGGCCAGCCGTATCTAGGATAGATGCAATCTGATTCATGGTGGTACTGTTCATCATGAATGCACATTTAGGACTGGCCCTATGTGCTGGATCAACATTACCAATTAAGGTCATGATGTTGGCCACAGTGATTGCAGTGGTACTAGCAACAGCAGTGGAAGCATTGGCACCCACCACGATCCCAGTAGGCTGGCTTGATCCAGTTCCGGTACTCATGTGAGTTTCAGTAATTCTCCCCAATCGTGTGCCTGCCACCTTTGCTACAAGGCTTTCAATGTCAATCAAAGAATCTTCAAACAATTCATAGGAAGTCAGAATCTGTTTGGAAGAATACTTATAGGCGTTCAAGGTCTTGGTTGCAGTGGTGAACGCAGTCTGAGCTGATGCACTGTTTTCTGCTAGCAGTTCACCAGTCACACCAGTTTCATCAAGCAATGGGAAATTAAGTGCTGAGCCAGTGCTGGTACTGATAACAGTAGCAACCTGCATAACTGAGTTATAATCTCTCAGGGCTTCTGTGAGGGTGTCATAAAAACCAGAGTTAGTGAGTGCGCCACCGATGCCAGCAGAGCCAATGCCCTGGGCAGCTCGGGTAGCTCCAAGATCAAGGGTATTGCTGTTGAGGTCCAAGCCAGTTTCATTAGCAGCAGTAGCGAATTCATTTCTGAATGCAGGTGTGCCTTTGGTGAACCAACCTCTAAGAGCGTTGGACTGATTAGCTTTGGCTTTGCGGTCTGAAACATCAGCTACAAAATTGGGTGCTGCAATCGGTGCAGATTTTCTTACACTGCGTTTGACAGCTTCCAGCTTTTCCGAATTATGTTGAATGCCAGCAGCACCAGCAGCAGCATCTTCTAAGAGCATCAATCTGCTATCGATATCTGCAACAGATGCTGCAAGATTATCAAAGCTGGTCTGCTCTTCTGGGGTCAATGCTCGAACTGCCATGGCTTCCATGGAGTTGACTTTCTCGATCCGATCAAGCTGCAAAGCTTTGATTTCACTAATACTCATAGGTATTGTTCCTTGAAAAAGAGTTCTTCAAGGTGCCCGCTTGTACGCAGTGGCACCTACTGGAATGCTCCAGCGGCCACCTTGCGTAAATACTGCAGGGCTAACCCCATTTTCACATGGGTTTAAAATGTGTCAAACTGTATGGAATGATGGAAAACAGCGCATGCTGAATGGCTTGTTTAATAGGCTTTTGCCTTTTGATCACGAAACAGATTGCGTGATCAAATCTATATTGCACCCAGCCTATGATATGGATGGGTTAAGGTTGCATGTTGTAGCGTGACAGCAATAAAAAAAGCCCCTAGGGATTAGCTAGGGGCTAAAGGTTGGATGGTTGTTATCTTAACCAGGAGATATTACTTTTCAGGTAAATATAAACTGGTGACAATATAAGAAAGACAATAAAACCTGCAATGAATATTAGAACCACCCGAATACACAATCCAATTAAATGACCTATGTTTTGCGGTGGTGCAGGTTCCTTGTTCTTATTAGCAATCGTTGCATAGATTACATGCAATGGGATTGTAATAAACAACCCAAACACGCCACACATTAACGCTAAGAAGTGAAGCACAATAAAAACAGCATGACCCATGGTTCCATCCTCATCAAAGAGTAATGAAACCATGCTATCAGATCACTTTTGGGATACCTAGATCTTTATACATTTTCTTTGCTTCTAGATTATCTTCAAAGGCCATCACCACCTGTGATGCTATTGGTTCAACATTTTCTTTTTTGGATTGGATCTGCTCTTCTTTGGATGGTCCTACATTGTTCATCAAGAGTTTATCAAACAAAACACCAGCAGCTTTGAGACTACTGGTGGTAATTTGTCTCTGACTTTCCATCCTTCCAGTGACTACATAAATCAAATGCAGTTTGGAAAGCTCATTCAACTGATCTACTTTTTTTTTACTGGTTGAGTTCCATTCACTAACAAAGTGTTGTCAATGTCTGATACTACGATTCCTGATTTAGCTCGAGCAGATAACTTCATCAATTTAACCTGATTAAGTCGTTTTTGAATCTCTGCTAACTCATCCTGTTTTTCTGCTAAAAAACTTGACAGACTTCTCAGCCCTATTTCAGTATTCAGGTAGGCAGGGTAGGTAACTGCTGACACATCGTGCAAATCTACATCGAGCAGGGTTCGGATGTTCTTATCCCCCTCTTTATCCCATGCATCCTTCTTGGTGATGAAAGCAAATGACATCTGGGTAACATCACCCCTAGACATACTAACCATAAGATCCCTTGCATAAGAAGTATCAGGTGGGGTTATCTCGACCAACAGCCCTTCAGAATCAACTGAAAGATTAAGGGTGCCACTGGTGGATCTGCCAAGGATTAGGTTCTGATCATGGTTAATAAGTGCGCGAACATCTGCACCCTGTGCCAGTGATCGGCTGAAAGCTTTTGGATCTATCTGTTCAAGGAATCCACCTAGATCCTGAGACCTATTAGGACTGAACTTGGCAGCATAACCCACCAGTTTCTTCCCATCTTGCTCCACCCTGAATTCAGTGGTGAATCGTGTTTCTAGTTTAACCATGTGACTTTCTCCCAGTTAGCATGTGTTTCAATCCAGTTTACTAATTTAGCATCGGCCAAAAGTTTTAGATTTCTAGGTGTGGCACTGCCAGCAAGATCCAACCATTCTGCTTTGAGAGCTTCACAATGATCTGCAGCAGCTCGGACACCACCACCCGATTCCGGCTGAATGAATTCCATAACAGGTTCAAGGATGATTTGCACCCTCTCCTGATGGGCTTCCAAAAACTTCTCAAGTGCTGTAATAAAATCCCCAGGCTTATTAGAAATTCTTCCAAGGTGGTTTGCTTCAATCTTGCGGATTTGTTTCCTAGCTGCTTCCAGAAGTTTAGCAAAGCCAAAGGTGTTTTGTTGGGTGGCAGGTGCTGGGATTGGATCAGGTGTGGGTGGGGTTGGCATCTGGCCTAAAGTTTTTGCCTGATCTACTGCTGCTGGTGTTTGTCCTGGTCCAAAGGCAGGATCCATATTCTTTGGAACCATGTAGGCATCACCACCTTCAAAAGGTGGAAGGTTCTCCAATGCTCGGACATCATTTCTAGATAACCATCCCCAACTAAGCGCACTTGCATAAAATGCTGATCTACCTGCAGTGTCACCCCTAAGAAGTGCATCTTGATTGTGTTCAGCATAAAGCTGGTCAAGCGAGCTGATCAACTTGAAGTTAATTTCCTGCTCCCATCGGATTAACCATGGTCTCAAAGTTTCCTGAAGGAATGCTAGGTTGTCCTGTTCTAAACTGCTGTAAGTTCCTGCACCTGCTCCTATTTTGCTGGCTGGAATCTTGAACCACCTAGCCACTTCTTGAAGTTGAAACTGCCTAGAGGCTATCCACTGTGCATCATCGGGTGGGGTGCCGATTGTTTGATAGGTTACACCATTCTGCAGGATAGCTACTCGATGTGCATTCTTGACTGTCGCATGCATATCCTCCCATGATTTCCTCATGTTCTGGATAGCTTCTGAATTAAGCTTGCCAGGAACGCTGATGACCCCAGCAGGTTTTCCACCTTGACCAAAGAAGGTTGAGCCGAATTCTTCTACAGCCATTCCAAGACCGATTGAATTTTTAGCCTGGGCAATTACGCTATACCCTTTCACACCGTCAAAGCTCAAGCCCTTGATGTGCAAAATCTCAGTGGGTAAAAAGATCACTGATCCGTATTTGTAAAACAGTTCCCCTTTTTCATCTCGCACAGGTTCAACCTGTGAAGGATCGAGTGGCCAGAGTTGTTGTACCCTGCCAGAGTTTTTATCTCTGACGATTTCTGCATAGCCATTACCCCATACCAAAGCATGACCCATGAGGGTTTCACGAAAAGTTAATGCAGACATTTCTGGGTTTGGCTGGTCGTGCAGGATTCTATAAAGTGGATGATCATTAGCCTTTGATCTTGAACCATCATGACCCCTGCGGAATACTTGCAATGGCAGACTGGCTACACCTTCAGAGATAGCCCGAACTGCTGCCCACACTGCGGAATAAGTCATCGATGATGCCTGATTAACATTCTGGCCAGTGGTAGAAATGCCTGTGTAGGTCCATGATCCAGAGTCGGTGACCAAACTATATCCAGCAAGTTTGTTTACAGTGTTTGCAAATAAAGATCTGATGGATTTAAATGGCATGATTTACAGGAATTCTATCCCTGCTCCTGTGGTTTCAGTGTGTGTTTCAGCTCCTGCCGTAACCATCCACCTGCCTAGCCCCATGACTAAAGCTATAATCCCATCGATTTTATCACGGCTCTTCTTTTTAGACAATTTGTAGTTATTGTTATCATCTAGACTCACTGAGATGTTGCCAAGATTCCATCTCAAAACAGGGTTTCCATTGTGCGAAATCTGCTTTGCAAGGATCCATTCCTCTAGCTTTTTGGTGGGTGGTGATAGGTTGGCAGGGGTCTGCCCAAACTTAACCATGGTGAAATCATCTGAAAGCTCATGAACGATCTGATCAGAGTGCCAAGGATCGTAAGCAATCTCTTGAATCTTGTAGATTTCACCAAGTGCCATGATATCCCTTTTGATCTGACGATAGTCCACCCGATTACCAGGAGTAGCTGTTATTTTTTTTGACTTTACCCATGGCTTAATTCTGAATCGGTTTAGTCTTTCTCTTAACTTATCAGCTTCTTCAGGTGCCCAATAAAATGGCAAGACATAGTGTGGCTCATCTTCATTTTCACTGGGGAAAAAAAGTGTAAGCGCAGTCATATCCATAGTCGCACTAAGATCCAGTCCAGCCCAGCATTCACGCCCAGTAAGATCTGGACTTGGTATCTGGCATTCATCCCACTTAAGTGGACTAATCCATCTAACATCGGTTTCAATCCACTGATTAAGATGGTCCCTTCTGAAAGCTGCTTCCAGTGCTGGATTATCTTTACATTCCTGCACCTTTTGATGAAAGTATGCTTCCTTAACGGTGACACCAAACCCAGGGTTAGCCTTGCGCCAAGTTGCTTCACTGGTCCAGTCATCATCCAAATCAGCAGCAAAGATTTTGCCATAGAATGTTTTGTCAACGATGGTTCCATCTAGCCACTTCTGGCAATGGGAATGCATGTCGTGACAGAAACTAGTTCGATCACTTCCAGCAGTCGTGATCATCACACACAATGGTTGCCTTCTAGCCAGAGTTCCAGTCATCAAAGTGTCATAAAGTTCGCGCGATTTCTGCGTATGCAGTTCATCAATGACAATTCCATGAGGGTTTCCACCATGCGCTGTGTGAGCATCCGCTGAAATGGACTTATAGAATGATTTTGTGTCAGGGTAGATGATTGTATTTTTAAAAGGTTGAAGCTTTGCAGCTAGTGGTGGGCAAGCTTCCACCATGTTTTTAGCTGAATCAAAACAAATGTGGGCTTGTTCTCTGGAAGCTGCTGCACTGTAGATCTCTGCACCTGGTTCACCCTCTATCAAAAGCCACAGAGCTATGGCTGATGCAAGGGTGGTTTTGCCAGCTTTTCTCGGAACCTCAAGGTAGACCTGCCTGATAATCCTGTTCCCATGCTTGTCAACCTTACCAAATACTTCACGCAATATTTCCTTCTGCCATTCTTGAAGGGCAAATCTCTTCCCTGCCCATTCACCCTTGTGATGTTTCAAGGCTCGTTCGATGAATGGAATGATCAATGGATCTGCAGGTTTTTTCTTTGGTTTCTTAATCGCCATTGGCACCAATATCCACACCACAAAGATCCTTGATCCAATTCCCCTGGGTAACCACAGGATCACTGACCATCTTGGATCTGGCCATGGGAGATAGCCCAAGAGATTTTCCAAGGGTGGAAAGTCGCGCTGAAAGACTGGTGAGCTGATCCACTGCGGGATCTGATTTCTTGGGTCGGCCAGTTTCCTGAATGAATCCACCAGATTCATTAATCTGTTTCTGACATCTCACCACCTGTGAATACATCGCACAGTAAACAGCAATCGCATCAGCATCAACTGATGACAAAATAGCCATGGGCTTTAGACCTGTCAGAAGGTCGTGCCACTTTTTCTGACCAGTTTCATCTAACCAGTCTGGCATTCTGGGGTCGTTAACATCCCATGCAACAGGACTTGGGTTTACTGTCGATGGTCTTGGGTTTGGATTCAAAGATAATAGTTGTCTCTTATTAGGTTTTCTACCTCTAGTCACTTTATCACCTCATTTTGCCCTAAAAAATCATGCAAAAATCCTGAAATTTGCGAGAAGGTACTCCCGCCCCCCGGCTGGATTTGTCGATCCCCCCCTACCTGCCGATCTGTCATGTGGTTTTTCCCTGAGATTTTGAAGGTTTTCATTTCTTTTTTCCCCAAGTCTCATGCCATGTTTTGCTGTTGTGGCAGCTAACACACAAAGGTTGCAGGTTTGTCTTGTGGTTTGTGCCACCTTGTTTCAAAGGTTGGATATGGTCAACACAGGTGGCTGGCCCTTGGCATCCTCTGCACAAGGGTTCCTCTCTGAGGATGGCTAGCCTAATCTTTTCCCATGCTCGACCATAGCCTCTGCGGTGTGGTGATGGTCGGTCTGTGCGCCTGCCCTGGGCTGGTCTTGGATTGTGTTTCTTGTGGTCGTGATCTGATGGCATCATGCACCTGCTATCGTTAGGTGGCATTCTGCAGGTCTACCATCACCCTTGGCATAGGTGACCACCAATCGGGTGATATGTTGGCAGTTGTCCTCTTGAATGATTCCCACATGCTGTAACAGATCCAGCACTGGTTTCCAGCAGTTATCCAAATCGCGATCTTTGCGCCAACCTGACCCACCAATAATGGTCATGGTTATGGCATAGGGTGGATTGATTACCTTGCCCTTCTTGGTGAGCATTGCCATTAACTCTGCAGCTTTGTGCCAGTCTGTATATTTCTTGGACCTATAGACCTGACCCCTGCGGGATGCCCGAAAGATATGGTTTGCGCTCGGTGGTATTGGAAGCTCTAGCCTCATACCCCCATTTTTGCCCATCATGTGCTAGATACAAAATCTCAAGGACTGGATTTAGCCCTAGCCAGCTTAGCCTTGGCAGTCTTTAGCTGAAACTTTAGCAGCCTTCTTTCATGCCTTAGCTGTGCAATCATGGCTTTCTGTTTACCTAATAAGACCATCATCTGAGTGGCAGTGCGGGCTTCAGATCCGCAGTAACCACACACACCATACCTAAGAAGCCTTATCCTTAAACAACTTCTGCAAGTTCCTGCTGTGATAACTATTCTCCTACCATTTGAGTGTTTCGGGTGGGGTTAAAAACTCTTGCTCAATGGTAATCCGGTGCAGCCCTTCATGCCACCAGTGGTGCTTAAGTCGGTCAACAACTTCACCATGGATGGATCCAATGATCTCAACTGATACAGTCTCAGGTTTGCTTGGATGTTCACTTTGAACCACACACAGCACATACCTAACCTTGGTATCTAATTTGTGTGGGGTAATAATTAGCCAGGGAATTGGGTCAGTGATAAGATCACGGGTCTTGACATCCAGCCCTGGCATATCCGTTCCACCATCCGTCAGGGATTGGGATTCATGAAGGTTGGCCTGTTGCTCCCAGAATCCTGACAGGTCACCATATAGCCATTCCCACAGAGCTGCTTCACCACACAGACCACAAAACTGGTTATAGGTTCTAGCTTGCTCTTCACTGATACCAAACTTAGTCATTCTCTGAATATGAATAGGCCAGTTGTTTTTCTTAAACCATACCGATTTTGCTTCACCAATTCGCCAAAGTAAATTTGTTGTATGTGGACCAAAATCAATTAGCATGGATTCCTTTTCCGGTTGCGGGATCCATCCCTATAAGATTTCAGCCGTAAGTTCTAACCGATGCATCTACAATCATTCTTGGTGGTTCTTCCTCTGGTGCTTGAAATCGTTTGACGATCCTGTCTAGAATCTCATTTAGTTCTTTGTTGGCATTGGGTGTCAGGTCATTAATGGTTTTAGCCAGGTTGCGCTCGGACTCTTCAGCCTGCGCCATGTGTCGCATCCAGTTTGGGTTCCTTAGTTCGTATAACTCCAAGGTCATGACTGATTTTTTTCCCTCACCTGATGCAGTGGTTTTAAATGGCAGAGAGTTGATGCAGATGCAGCTCACCCAGCTTTTAATCTTAGATGTCCAGATCCCATCTTTCACATGCGCTAGGAATGGCACCAAAACCAAACCAGTGCCACGACACATCGAGCAGTCAGCCACCTCAGGTTTAACAGTCCTGCGGTAGTTATCCCTGCGGATTCTTAAAGCCTTTTCAAGTTCGTAAATGGTTTCTTCTCGTTTAAATATTTTGACCCCTGTCAAATCCTTGGAAGCCGCCAAAAGTTCCTCAGGTCCATAACCTTCACCTGCAAAATAGGTCGACCAAGCTAAAAGCATTTTCAGTTCCCTTTCTTGATCCCAGCCATAGAAGGTGGAGTGAAACTGAATCCAATCGGGCCAGTCAAAATAAGGTTGGTTTGCATCGATAGTGATATTCATGGTTGAATCCTTTGTGGTAACTGAAATCCCCTGGGCATGGCTGATAAAGCTGCCTGCAGATCAGGCTTGGCTTTGCCGTTGGTTTGAAAGGTTCTTGGTTGCGCTGGCCTATCTGTTTGCGTTGCCATCCATCTGGACAGAAATGATGGCATTCCCTTTGCCGTTTTTCGCTTAGATGTATTGGTCTCTGTCCAAAGCTTGGCTTTTTTAATCCAATCCAAAATAGGGGCATCTGGATAGGCTTCTTGGATCTGATCAAATAGCTTTTGAGTTAGTGACCATGTCTTGGGATTTCCTACACATGGAAAGATCATTTCAGGTTGGTAAAGTTCTGGACTGGTTGGCTCAGAGATGGGAACCAGCTCAGAGCAGGTGTCTGCCTCTCCTCTTCTCTCTCTCTCCTCTGTCTCTTCCTCTTCTCTTCTCTCCTCTACTCTAGGCACTGTTTTGCACACATCTGCTTGCAGGTTGCTAGCATCTGCTTGCATAGTGCTAGCATCAACTTCAATAATTTGAAATAAACCTTTATCCAGTAATGACTTAATACCTTTTAGGCATTCAGCATCAGTAACCCTCAACACCACTGCAATGTCTTCAATGCTGTAAGGTATGTGTCCATCTGTATAGGTACTGGCTAAAATCCACAACATGGGGCAAAGTGACCTCCCAAACACATCTAGCCTAAGAAATGCAGGGTCCATCAGGCAACCTCTGTGCAGTTTTATCCAGGGTGGATTCCTGTTCTTGTAGTGTTGAAAGTTGGACCAGTTTTTAGGTACTAGAAATTGCATTTTTCTCTCTTTAGTTATAGGTGGGGTAATTCCCCCACCCTGTTATAAAAACCCCATTGCAAATGTTAAACCCCAGCATCAACAACAAGTCTTAGCTGGCATCATTGCAATGGGATTACTCCTGCAAATTGGTTGCTTTGGCGATAGCTGCCCTAGCTGCTTTTTCAATTTCGAGCTTTATACCACTGGCATTCGGCCATTCGTTGGTAACATCATGTTTCAGTTCCCATGCGATAAGGGCAACTGCTCGCTCCAAAGCTTGGAGTAGTTCGGGTGCTGCTGCATTAAGCTTTGCGGTGTTGTTAAATTCTGCAACTACCCATGTCTTTGGATCGTTTATAATGTTGTCAAGTTCTTCTGGGGTCATACCTTCTCCTTTAAACTGTTTGCTATCGCCAGATAAGCAGCAGCATCTTCCAATGAATCCTGATGATGCCCTTTAGACAGTCGCGCGATTTTAAGCAGTGCCATCATGATTGCAACATCATAGGGAGTGGTTTTGCAGTCGGTGTAGGTCTGCCAGTACAAAGCAATTTTAGCCAGGCTAATTGCTGGGGGTTCATACTCAGCAGCTCGTTCCCTAATCAGGTCATAACAGCGTTCAAAGAATGCTGAAATGTTTTCATGTTCATCTGGTGGTAGATGTGGGATGGGTTCGTAGGTCATTGGGAATCACCTAACATTTCAAGAAGTGCGTTTTTTATTGCCCAAGATTTTGAAGATGTTTTATTAATTCCACCAGCAATAGGATGGAAATGAACAGATGTTTTAGCAAGCCACTTGTTTAGAATTTCTTTTGAAAAAGGAATTCCAGTATCACACAATCTTTTAATTAATAACTCTAATGGTTTTATAGATTTGTTATTCCAGAATGTTCCATACACATTACCATGGTCATCCTTTATCCATTCAAAAACAAATTTACTATCTAACACATCTGGCATTTCACAATGACATCTAGAGCATAACGGAATAATGTTACTTGGATCATCATTACCACCTAATGATTGTGGGATAATATGGCATTTGTGGAATGGAGTGTTACAACCACATCTCCAGCAATAAACATCAGCCTCACACCAATCAACACCTAGGAAACTTTCATCAATTAACTTGGACCAATATTCAATGCTTTCATGAATCCATTTAAAAGCTGTTCTATTATGCTTATTTCTTTGCTCAATAAATCTTCTATCTTCTCTTGGATCTTTAGATAATGGCATCTTTTCCAGTTGTTGTAGGTTCATAGTGGTGCTGCCCCTTGGTTTTCATAGTTGGTTCCACCAGATGCCAAGAACTTTTCCAAGTCAGCAATTAGCCATCTTGGATTCCTTTTTCCCAAGGGAATTGGTTTAGGAAACTGACCTTCATAAAGCAGTTTAAATACCTGTGACTTTCCAATTCCTAGCATTTTGGCAACTTCTCTAGCAGATACTGCCAACCTTACTGGGTTTGGTAGGTGTATTTTTTCATTCATCTGATTAATCCTTCTTAGAATTGTGTGTGTTTTAAATATCAGGCTGGCTAGTTCTGACAACAAGTCAGGTGTGTTACTGGCCATCTCAACTGGCACAAACCAACCTGATAAGCGCATAAATATTAATGATGCTGGTGGGTGGGTAACAGCATCCCCATCGAAACCCCACAGAAGATTAACTGTGGCCACCCCAGATGGGTTGGTCTAGAAGGGCAGGTCATCCAGTTCAGCCTGGAGTTCTGCATTGGATTCTGATAGTTCATCAAGACCAATGGCAGGGTAACCATTAGAGGTGGTGCTTTTATGGAAACTCAGGATGTGATTGGTCAAAGTTTCACCTGCCTTGATTAACTCATTTTCGTAAGGCTTATTAAACTTTGGACCCCATGCATTAACATCAAAGCCAATCCTACCCAAGCTGGTTAGCAGTCTTCTGAAATCTGCATCAGTCTTTAGCCAATAAGTTATCTGAGTTTCTACCCCTGCCAACATCACTTTGATCTGATAGGTCTGTTTTTTCTCACCAGTTTCCTTGATGGTTACCTCAACAAAACCAGCAAAAGAAATCTTGCCAGAATACTTTCCATCTGGAAGATCATTAGCCTTGGCAAACTTTGATTGCTGTTTCAGATCTTGCTGCACATTCATAAAATCCATGAGTCATTCTCCTATTTAATTCTTAAAGAAGTTCCGCGCTGTAGTAATTTGACACCCTCAATTTCAGTTCCCATTTCCAAAGCTTTCCTAATGCTGGCGTTATCAGCTTCAATCGTGACCTTCTGGAATTGAACTGGTAACTGATCTGCTGGAAGATCCACCTGAAGTGGTTGAACTCCACCATTATTGGCTATGCTTACCTTGAAGGTTTTGCACTCAAGCTTTTGAATCGATTGAGCTTCAAAGAAAAACTTTAATCTTTCCTTTAAACTCTTAACCATGTTTTCATTAGTCAGGGCCAAGTTCCTAATCCTTTTGGCTTCAGTCTGCCTAACTAAAGCCCTGGCCTCTATCTCCCTAATCAGCCAGCAGTAGTTTTCCACTTTGGATTCAATGGATCCTTCAAGCTCTTTCAACAGGTCATCAATGGTGGTATCAATTTCACCTGTCATTTCCCCTGCATCATCCGTCTTGGCTTCTGTTTCCATCCAAAACTTCATAATGGCTGTGCTAGCAGATAAATCAAATAAGCTCATTATTTAGCCCCTCCCATCTTCTTGGCTATTAGCTTTTCAGCATCGATCCGTTGAGCTTCTACCAATTCATCAACTGAATTAACTTTGTAATGTTTTAGCATCCCCTTCATGGTGCCAGGGAAAGCATGCTCCACTGCATTGCAAGCTTCTTGGAATGTTTCCATGGGCTTCTGCTCATCCACTACTACTGCCACTGGTGCTGCCAGAGATGGTAAAGCAATCCTAGTTTGTAGCTGTAACTGGGGTTCAACTTCAGTTTCATCCAGCCAACCAAGACCGCAGATAGATAAAGTAACCCTGCGCTTAGCCTTAGTCTCAGCACACATAATCTTGTTAGATCTGGCTTCACCCTGCAAACCCTTCAAACTGACTACCCCACAGGATTCATCATTCCTTCCAGTCATGTCCTCTGCTCGAGCTGTTACTGTGTAGATGTCTTCCACCAGTTCCCTGCTTAGGATCTGGATGCTGACTCCATGAAGTTTCCTAAGCTGATCGCTGCAAGCTCGGGTTGCGTATAACTTCAACTTCCCACCCAATGGGATAAACTCAAAAGGCTGGGTATGTGGATTCAGGCCAAGACTTTCACAGACCCGCATATAGTAGGCACTGCGTTGATCTTCACTTAGGGTAGATAGATCGCCCTGGATAAGGACCGCATCTGTTTTTACTGCCTCTAGCTCAGCAGGTCTCACACTGCTATTTTTTGTCTTCAAAATTGTTGTCATCTAACATTTCCTTGCGAAAGATTTTAAAGTTCCTTGGCCCATCAAAACCTAATTGATAGGATCCATCCACTGCTCGCTTAAGGGTGACCACCAGAATCTTGTTCGGGTCGGATTCATCCCAGATTAATACCGATTCATTGAATTTTCTTTCTAGTATCAGCATCCTTGCTACTCCTTGTCTGTGGGTTCATCGTCATGTAAGACCGCCATGTACTCAGCCAAAACTTCTAGGTGTCGTTTCACCCTCCCTTCAATGTGCTTCTGTTGTCGTTTGGTGTTCTCAGGGTGTAACTGGGAACTGAAATCCAAGACTTTGGACATCTGATCCAGTAACAGGTTCGCCATTTGTTTGGTCATCCTTGCCATGTGTTCCTCCTATAAACTTATCCTATCCGAAATGTTTACAGTTGTCTGTCTGACACCTGCCTGACATCTGCCGTCAGAAGTCTGACATGGCTATCTGTTGATTTTGTAACCACCCTTAGCTCTGATTAGAATCATGCGCTCGACCATGTTGGACAGGCATGCCCTGAAGCTGCTGCTGTTTTCAAGCTGCATTAGATTTGCTATTTGTTGGGCTGATATGATTTCTTTTTTAACAGACCTAATCACTAGCAGTTCAAGCTCGGTAAAGAACCGCCAGTGGGAAGGTCGTTTTTTCTTCTTAGGTGTTAAATGGGCATCCTGCCCTGATTGTTCATCCTGAACTAGCTTAAACTGTTTCGCATCGTCTTGATTATTCATGGTTAGAATCCTTTCTAATGAGTTTTGTCTGAAGTGTTAGTTTTGAATCTCAAGGTTAAGTCCACCAATAAAATCACCACTGGGGATAGGTGTTCCCGCATAGTGACTAGTCATCCGCTGATCAGTATGACCCAGCAATATTCGTGCAGACTCTAGACCATGCAATGTCTGCATGTGTCTTGCTCGGCCAGAGCGAATACCTCTGATAGTCCATTCAGGTGGGTGCTTTAGAATTCCATTCTTAATTAATTGTAGTGTACATTTTTTCACTACTCGCTGGTAGGTTAGCCTTGTTAAAAATCCCTCAATATTTTTTTTACTTGGAAATAGGAATCCTTTTGAGTCTGGTTCAATCTGCTGAACAATCCTAATTGCATCAGCCCCAAGGTATAGCTGGCGATCTTGACCCCTCCATGCGCCCTTATGGTCAGGTAAAGTCCAGATCCATAGGTCAGGCTTAACTTTGGAAAAGTTGTTGGAATTGATCTGCACGATCTCGCATGGCCTAGCTGCGGTCAGCCAGTGCAGTTGGATCAGGTTAGAAAGATATGTAGGTAAATGTGGTAGAAGCTCTGCGATTTGTAACCATGTGACAGATTTAGTCCTGACTGGTGGTCTACCCTGCCTTGGGTTTGGCATCCACATAGACTTGCAAGCTAGGTAGGTTGCTTGTGAAACCTTGCCCTGCTCCCAGCAAAAACCTACCCACCTAATAATCCGGTGTAGGTATTCCCTGATGGTCTTCCTAGCTAAGCCCTGAGCGATCATGTGATCTCGGAACTTCCGCAGGTGGGTTACAGCTAATTTCTTGGGATCGGGTAAACTGACACACTCTAGGAACTTAGCCTGGGCGCATCTGTGGGTGGTTAACTCGGTTGAGTTTTGTAGATAGGTCTGGAGGTAGTCCAGAAAATTACGAAACGAAATGGTTACTAAACTTTTCATAGGTATCCATCCTAATAAGGGCAATTAAAAACCTTATCTAGGACAAACCACTTATGCGAGTCGGGGAGACAGGATTCGAACCTGCGACTTCTTGGTCCCAAACCAAGCGACTTTGTACTAGATAATTAGAAGTCTAGTGGATCATCCTCTGGCATGTCAAGGGTAATTCTTCTAGGTGCCCAATTATTTGATAACACACCCTTGCGTTTCTTCATCGATCCATCTGATTTAAAAAAACAATCCGGTGTTAATGCTGCATCATCTGGATGGTGGATTTCCCTTCCATCTTGAAGCCTCTGCGCCATTACTTCCATCTTTTCATTGGATCCTGGTAGATACTCAGTCGGGTGATCAGCTAATCCAGTAGGTGTAAATATTGACTGGGTGTCTCGCTCTACCCTGTGTCTGGTTTCAATCTTTAATGGGTCGGATTCTGGCCTCTGATAACAGGCTAGGCAGAGGTTTCTAGATTTGTGTGGTTTCGTTTGTCCGCATAATAAACATTCAATCAGCCGGACTGTAGGCATAGAGGATCCTAGTGCGGATCCATCCTAAGGTCTGGTTTCAATCTTCTTATAATACCTGACACAGTCCATCCTAACATCTTTATTATGACTCTTCCAGCTCAGCAGATGACCATGGACAAAGTGACAGCGACCACTACCCATGCAGAGGGTAATCATATTTTCAAAAGATAGTTCTAGGGATCTGTCAAGGTGGTATGGAATGACATGGTGAACCTCTAGCTTATCACTGCTACCACATGCAGCGCAAAAGGGATTCAACTTTAGAAACTGGGTTCGGACCCCAGGCCATTTAGATGACCTAGGGATTCCAAAACATAATCGATCTGGCTGCCTAGAGTGCAGCATTAATGATCATCTTGATCAGGACTTTCAGAACAATTGCCCAGGGGATAATGCCAAGCTCAACTGGTGCGCCCTCTGCGGGTCGTTGATACTCACCCTTAAGCTTTTCTAAAAGGGCTACCACCTCATCATCCGAGATGGGGTAGTCTTGCACAGGTTCAGCCTCTGCGCTTTTCACTGGAACTTGAGTAGCAGCGTAACCTGCCAAATTCCATGCAGCGTTCAAAGCTGTTTGCAGGGGAATAGGTTTGCCCCTGAGTCTGTCGATTAATATTCCAACACCCTCTATAGGTAGGTCTTGCGGGAATGGTAGTAACATTATTTCTTCTCCTGTGATTCCAGAGAATCTGAAATCTTTTGTGTAAGGTTAATAATTTGACTGCTTTGATCGTGCTGGGTTTCAACGATCCTACTGATGCCAGCTTCTAACCTGTCTAGGAATACTAGGTGCCTTTGATGGATTGGCATTAGGATGTTGTTTCCTAACCATCTAGCAGAGTTGTGCAGGCCATAACCAATTGCTATAAGGGCCACACATGGTAGCCCTAATCGATCAATGATAGTTAGCCAGTCAAAACTATACACAGCGACCACCCCTTTTAAATTTGCCTTTGATTCTTAATCGGTCTCGGGTGATTTTCTTTACTGGTCCGGTGTAAACTGCTGCACCAGATACACAAGATTTAGAATAGCGTTTGCATTCTTCACAGGAAGAATCTACTGGGGTCATCGCCAAGATTGCTGCTACGATAAAATACATACTGACTCCTGTTAAATTAACCAATCGAGTTTCTGTACTGGGAAACCCTCAAAATTAGATAGGGAAAACACTTCCCCATCCTTACAGATCCATTCCATATCTTTTGCTGTGATCCAAAAACCACCTTCTGGTTCATGGTAATGTCCTGGGCTTTTGCCATGACAGACACCCCATGAATTCTGAATCCAGAAAATATCTTTAAGCTCGGGATGATCGGCCCACCCAAGACAGCACATCTGATGACCCCACTGGGTCACCCTTCTATTTAAGATGACTGCTGGATTTCCTGTGATGGGTGGGGCCATTTCTCCACCCCAGTTGCTAGCACAGGTTAAGGGATACCCATTGATCAAAGCTGCCTTGGCTTCTTGCCATGACTTGATTCTGGCTGATGTTTGCAGAGTGTATTTTTTACTCTGTAGAAGGAATGCAGGTTTGATTGCTGCACCATCTGACCACTGCATTTCAGCAGCTTCCCCCCATGTCCATGCACCATCTACTAATTTGGGTTTGGGTACTGATGGATCATCGGATGGAAGGGTGCCAAATTTCATCAAGGCTTCAATAGCTGCACTACCGAAACTGCCCTCACCCTTACCAGACATCCCAGCGAGTTCGCGCGATTTTCCATAAGGCAATAACCAGAATGGACAGACTGGATTTTCAAGCTGACCGAGTTGGTTTACTTCAATCGATTCAAGGCACCACAAAGCCATTCCTAGGCCATTTCCTACACAACTTCCTGTCATCTGATAGAAGGGTTTATGATCGTAAATAAAGCGATAAAGAAGGGCTGAGGTGGGTTCTTTGTATTTGCCCCTGATCTTAAAGGGTTCCCATCGAGATTGAATTTGGGAATCCAGTTCTATCTGTTCTGATGTGCGGTCACTGGGTGGAATCCATCCTAGATTGGTTGGTCCGGTCATTTAGTTATTCGTTCCAATGCCTTAGATATTTCCAGAAATTTCCCAGATATCATCTTTTTTATTTTTTCATCCAGTTTTGCATCTGGATCAGTTGGGAAATTTACTAGCTCTGATTGTATCCTTACTCTTATTTCTCGCAAATCTGAAGGGCTAAGCACCCTTGCCACTGCTTCTTTGCATAGCCCTAATAACTCCCCTGCGGTTTGGACTTCCTCACCCTTCACAGTGCTGGCAAAGCTGGCATAAAGGCTGGATAGTTTGTTCACTTTCCCTTGTTTGTCATCCTCTGTGAGTGACACATAAAGGGATTTTAATTCCTTCTGAAGTTTGCTAGTTGTTTCATCGGGTGTGGGTATTGGTTCGGGTGGATCCCCAATAATGACAGTAGTGATGACTGGCTTAGATGCTGCATCACCTTTGGCAGCATAGGCCAAGACTCGATACTTACCAGGGTTGTTTGCAGATACTACTGCGGTGGTGGTATCCCTGAGAAGCTCCACTGGGAAAAGGTTTAGACCTGAATCCAGCACCACCCATTGAACGGACTTGCAATCGGTGACTGATGGGATGCTGATAAAAGCTCCAGGCTGACCATGGATTTCTTGTGGCAGAGTAACCTGCTGACCTAGGGCTAATAGTAGAATGGGTATTAGGTTCATGGTTGCGCCTTGAGTAATTTTGTTTCTGGTTCCACATACCCCATAGAAACTACCGCAGTTTCTCTATCTGTAAACCAAAACCACCCTTCTACTGGGTAGGTGTATTCTTCATGCTGGTTTTCATACAGTGCGTAGTCTGGCCCCTGCACCGTAGTAGGAGCTTCTAGTAATTCGCTGCCGTCTATTTTGTAAAATGGCATAGTCAATCCTTAGAAAGTAACAGTCCATCCCTTGAGAGTGGCGATAGTGGAATTTAAAACTCTTGCCGTGACGGTGGTTGCACCGGATGCGGATGCTGGCACACTCAGCGTAATATTGGTGTTGGTGGTAATAGCTGTAATCGTGGTTGGATAATTCACCGTACCACTGCCGTCTGTGGTTAGTGCGATTGCAACACCGCCTACGGTTAACGCTAATTGAAATGTGTTTGCTGCTGTTGAAATAACATAGTAGGTGGTGTTGATAATCACGCCAGTGGTTGTGACTATGGTTGCAAAAGAAACTGGTGTTCCGTTAGCGAGTCCGTGTGCTGTCCTAGTCACGGTGTCACCTGTGTCTTGAAGCGTTACCGCTACTGCGTCTGAAACGCCTGTCGTGCCGGTGACATACATGCCAACGGTGTAGCCTGTGGTGGATGCCATTGTTACGGTGGTTGACCCTGCTGTCCTTGTTCCAGATAATGCGATTGCTGTGACTACACCATAGTTTCCGGTAACGGTAATTGTCTGCGATGCCCCTGCACCTAGATTGGTAAACACTTCTTCCAGTCGAGCCTTGGAAAGTTTGCATGATGCGTAGGAGATCGTAAACTTTGTGTTTGTCATTGCGTTTTTTGAAAGCTGGCTGCAAGTGTTAAATATACTTGCAAAGTTTCCAGTCGTAACCGCTGCCGTATTAAATAACGGTACGGCTTGCAGGGCTGAGCAATTCTGAAACATGCTAGTCATATTGGTTGCTGCTGCCGTATTAAATAAC